GCCCATATATTTCTTGGCAAACTCAACCACCAAAGGGCCATACACAGAAGTGCCCTTACGGACAGTTTCTAATCTGGGTTCGACCCTGCCGGTTACTTCCTGATCTGGCTGGTTCTCGCCAGTTACCGCCGGTTCAGCCCGGCTGCTGGGAGTCCTGCCTATCTGATATTGAAGGGCCGGCTAATGGCTGGCTAGCTGTAGATAGTTCGCTAGACGGCTCACGCTATGTGGGTGTCCGTGCAGCTGTGGATGATGTAGGCGTAGTTCATGTTTCGGTAAATTTCGTGGTGCAATCCCTGGCTGAATGTCAAGCCCAAATGGTTAAAGCCTGCACAGATCACCCGACGCTGGGGCTAGCTGTGACACCAGCGCTAGAACATCATGTGCCTACAGCACTTGCCAGGCGTACAAAAGTAGTGGGCTATGGCGAACTTATGCGCTATACATCCCTTGTCAGGGCTCAAATTAACGAAGGCAAACTGGTGCACCAGGGAGAAGCAAACCTGGCAGAACATATGAACCGTGCAGTAGCGATCTATCAGCAGAACAATTTGGCTCTAAGTTCGAAGCGTAGCCCTGGGCCTATCGAGCTGGCACGCTGTACTATTTGGTCAGCTGCCCTGGCGTCTAGGCCTAAAGTAGCCGGAAAGCCGATGATGGTTATAGTAAATGGTTAAACTATTTATGGTATTGCCTTATCTATCGTCGGGATATTTAGGGCAATACCACCACCACCACCAGTGAAAGTGGCATACTACCGCTATGGCTTTATTCGATAAAAAAGTAACTAAGGCCGCAATATCACCAGCGCCAGAAGTATCTGCCTCTGTTGGCTATGGCGGTGCAAACATGATCGGTGACTTCTGGGCCTATGAGCAAGGCCAAGCCAGAGCTAAAGCCATGCAGGTAGCCACGATTAGCCGTGCCCGTGACCTTATGGCCTCTGTCATTGCTTCCATGCCATTAAAAATGTACGGCGAAATGTGGAACGAACAAGATGGCGAAATGGAAGAAATGCCACTAGCCCCTAGATCATGGCTAAAGCAGCCAGACCCAACTGTTACCTATCCATTCCTCATGGCATGGACTTTTGACGATCTCCTGCATTACGGAAAGGCCTACTGGTTCATTACGGCACGCACTGTAGATGGTTTTCCTTCTGCCTTTACGCGCATCCCAGCCGGCTCAGTAACTACCCCTGATGTACCAGGAAATATCCCTTTTGGGCCGTCTAAACAAATCTTCTTTAGCGGTGCCTACCTAGATCCAAATGATGTAGTGCAGTTCCTTTCCCCTATCGAGGGGATTGTATATAACGGCCAGCAAACTATCGAAACAGCGTTAAAGATAGAAGCTGCCAGAGCGCGTAATGCTTCTAGTGCTATTCCTGCCGGCATCCTGAAACAGACCGGCGGCGAACCGCTATCAGGCCAAGAGCTCGCAGACCTAGCACAGCAATTCAACACGGCCAGAGCCACTAACCAGACTGCCGCGCTCAATGAGTTTTTAACCTATGAAGCCACCACAGCCAGCCCCGACAAAATGCTTCTAATTGAGTCTGCTAACTATTCAGCACTTGAAGCCGCGCGCCTTTGCTCAGTACCGCCCTACCTTGTGGGTGTATCCACTGGCGCATATTCATATCAGAGTTCAGATCAAGCTCGTGCGGATCTATATATTTTCGGGGTCAAAATCTACGCTCAGTGCATTAGTTCCACATTGAGTATGAATAATGTGCTACCGCGTGGCACCTATGTTTGCTTTGATACCGACGATTTTTTAATCGAAAATGAAGTGGCAGACCAAATGGAGCAAGCCCCTATGGCACCAATGGCAACAGATCAACCCCAAGAAAATACACAGGAAGCATTAGCAGAATGAAACTTAACCTATCTAGCGGTTTCGCTATTGACATTGAAGCAGCAGCCGGAGAGACACCCACGCGCCAGATCAGCGGCGTAGCCGTTCCATATGGCGTTACATCAGTAGTCAGCGACGGCACAAAAGTACAGTTTGCTCAGGGTTCATTACCAGTGGACGGCAAAGCCCCCAAGATTTTTATGTACCATGACTCGACACAGCCAGTAGGCCTAGTTAGCGCCAGAGAAAATACACCAGCTGGCATGATGTTCTCGGGCACCATTGTAGATACTCAGGCCGGCACAGACGCCTTGACAATGGCGGCAGCCGGCGTACTTGACTCAGTTAGCGTAGGTGTCAATGTAGTGACCAGCCATACCGCTTCTGACGGCACACTTATTGTTACATCAGCCGACTGGTTAGAACTTTCATTGGTACCAGTTCCGGCGTATGCCGGTGCTACCATAGATAGTGTATTTGCAAGCATCCCCACATCCGATGAGGAAGTGAGCAATAATACAGAAGCGGCACCCGACGAGCCAGAAGATACCGAACCACAGGAGCAACCAGTGACCGATAAAATCGTCGAGGCATCCGTGCCTGAACAGATCCCTACTAGCCCAATTTTCGCTGGTGTAGCCCGTGAGCCACGCCTTCCATCAGCAGCCGAATTTATGGCAGCCCAGTTTTCAGGCGGAGAAGTAGCAGCAAACGCAAACCGCGTATGGGCTGACTACCGCGCCTTCCACAAGAACAGCATCACAGCTGCCGCTGGTGATGAAGTCCTTTCTAATGTGACTGGCATCGTGCCGGTGACTTTGCTCGGGCCAGTTTTTGCGGATATTAACTACATCGCGCCAATGTTGAATCATGTCGGGCCTCGCGCAATGCCAGGCGGCGGTGCAGGCTCAACCTTTACACGCCCAACATGGACAACCCACCCGACGGTGGCAGAACAAACGACAGAGCTCACAGCAGTTTCAGCTACTACCGCTGTAATTGCAGCCAATACAGTACAGAAGAAAACTTTTGCAGGCAGCGCCAATTTGTCCTACCAGGTCATCGACTTCAGCGATCCTGCGGCTCTCAATGTTGTATTGACCGATCTCGCCGGTCAGTACTTGTCAGCAGTAGATAACTACATTGCTGATAGCACACTTGCTGCAGCTACTTCTGCTGGTGTCTGGGATCTCTCAGTGACAGACCTTATGAAGTCAATCTATGACGCTGCTGTAGTTACATCATCAGCTACTAACTTCCTGCCTGACACCATCGCCGTAGATCCGGCCACATGGGGCCTTATGATGCAGCTGGTGGATACCACAGGCCGCCCAATTTTTGGCTACACAGCTGGTGGACTCAACGGCTTTAACAGCCTCGGATCTGGCAATGCTTCCACATGGTCGGGTTCTAACCCATTGGGTCTTGACATCGTGGTAGATAACAAGTTTGCCGCTAAGACTATGTTGATTTTCGCAAAGCGCGCTGTGGAAGCGTATGTAGAAAATCGCGGCGTGCTCAGTGTTGAGGAGCCTTCAAGTCTTGGCCGTTTGGTTTCGGTCTATGGCTATGCCGGTTTCTTTGCTGCTAATAGCAACATGATCCAAAAGATCACCCAGGCTTAAACCAGAAGGGCGGTAAGCCCTCATGGCTACCTACCAAGTCACTTTTAAGCAAGCTGTAGATGGCTACGCCGTAGTAGAGACGCTGACAGGCAATGACATTGCAGTAGGCCAATCTATTACTATCGCTGGTGTAGAGGCAGGGCTAAACGGTACACAAACCGTTTATGCCTTGCCCCAGTACCTTTACTTAGGTACTGACAGCGACGGTAACCTACTTTTCAATGCAAACATTCCCCTACCTAATCAGGTTTTATTTGCGACAGCCAGCGCTGATATTCAGCGCGTCGCCAGTACGGGAACACTTACCTATACACAGGTTTGTACTTGGGTAACTGCTGCACAGCTAATGACATACCTGGGCGTAACCATTGAAAACCCAAGCGATGACTACACACTGCTTACGCAAGCCGCAAGCGCCGGCAATGCCTTTTGCTGGCGACGCCGCCAAGAGTCAGGATATACAGGAGACTCCCTAAGCGTCTCGCCTGGTGGTGATGCCACTCTAGGTACCCTGATGTATTGCGCGGCCTTGTGGCGCGCTAGAGGCTCTGTACAGGACACTTTCGCTACCTTTGACGGAATGGGCACAGCATCAGTGTCAGCTATGACGCCGATGATTAAGCAGCTGCTCGGCATCAGCCGGCCACAGGTTGCCTAATGGCTTATACAGATCTACTCAATGAAGGCCTAGACGATTTAGCTACATTCCTGGGCACTGTCACCGGACTTAGGGTAGTAACTGACGCCACTAAGATAATTCCTAACTGCTGTTTCATAGATGCCCCATCATTTGAAGCCTGGGGCGGTAATGGCAATATCATTAAGCTGACATTCCCAGTCAAAATACTTGGCTCAGGCCCAGTAGGTTTGCCGGTACTACGCCAGCTACTAGCCATCACGGCTTTAGTTTTGGGCAGTGGTGTAATCGTTATACGCGCTGCACCCTCAGTATTTGCTGTGGGTGGAGCTGAGTATCCTTGCTACGATCTATCTATATCCATACAGGCACAGGCAAATTAACTATGTACATCATTATTAGCGAACGACTAGGCAAACTAGGCGACACTTTTACACCACCAGAAGGCACAAATATTGAAGCCTTGCTAGATGGTGGATTTATCAAATCCGACACTACAGTAGTTAAATCTGCTAAAACTAACCCTAAGACTTCTAAGGAATAAGGAAACATGGCTACTAGCACACTGCTCTCAAACCCAGTATTTACAATTAACGCCGTTGATTGCACGGATCAAACCACTTCACTTTTGCCCAAAATTAAGCAAACAGCCCTCGCTGCAACTAGCTTTGGAGATACATCAGTAAAATTTACTGCAGGTTTATTTGATAATGAAGTAACCGCAGAAATGTATTGGAGCGAGGCCGCCGCCGAAACTTACGCCACGCTTAAAGCACTTTTGGGAACGACCACTACGATTACTTGGAAGGCCACTAGCGCCGCTACCAGTGCGACCAATGTGATGGAAAGCCTGGTGGGGTGCTACTTAGAGGAGCTATCACCGGCGTATAAAATGGGAGACCTTAGTACTATTTCGGTCACTTTTAAGGGCGGCGTTTACTCTGCTGCTATTTCGTAAAGCGAAAGTATCCCGACATGAAAGTAAAACTATCTGTAGATCTGGGCGAAGGCCCATTTGAAGTAACTACTAATCTCTGGGTAATTACCCTATGGGAACGAAAGTTTAAGCGCCTTGCCTCAGACATGAGCAAAGGTATCGGCATTGAAGATATGGCTTTCTGGGCTTATGAGTCATGCAAACTGGCACAAATCACAGTGCCAGTAGTATTTGACGAATTTATCAAGCGCCTGGAGTCAATCGAAGTAGTAAGCGAAGAACCAGAAAACCCTACCCAGGTGGCACCTACAGACACGCTCTAGCAGGTGTTTTAGTTGCCACCGGCTTCTGGCCCAATGGGATAGAATTTGATGTACAGGATTTATCTACTGTCATTAAGTTAATAAATGAAAGCCGCAAGCAGTGAGCGTAGAAACTAAAATAGAAGTGACAGGCCTACGCGAAGCGCTGAGCACTCTTGGCAAACTTGACAGTAAGAGCCGTTTCAAAGCTGCCAATAAAATTAAGGCCAGCGGTGCCGCGATGATAGATGAAACAAGGAAAACCTTTCCGGCTGATATTGGCGTATCTGTCATTCATGGTATGGGACCTTCTAAATCTGGCAAAGGCCGCCTGGCTTATGAAAAAAGCAAAGTAGATAAAGGCGTGCAAATCGTGGTAGGTGGCCGCGCCCGTGTAGGTGTCACACCATTAGTTACTCTGGTACAAAAGAACGCCGGCGGCTCTATTTTTTCTATGGCTGGTTCAGCTGGTGGCACTGACCAATTTTCTAAACTGCTAGAGAATGTATTTGGTAAGCCACAGCGAGGCTTGTGGCGTTCGCGCAAGTTCGTATATGAAACAGCTACAGCTGACATCATGGCCGCTATAAATGAAGTCATAGCCGACGCTAACGAAGCTCTAAGGAACTAATGGCCGTTTATCTACCTATCGTCACCCAGTTTAATAACAAGGGAATAAAAGACGCCGAAAAGGGCTTTAAGGATTTACAGACCAACGGCGAGAAGGCTCAGTACGCCTTGAAAAAGGCTGCAGTGCCGGCTGGTATTGCTGTGGCCGCTTTAGCAGCTGGTTTGTTTGACGCCGCTAAAGGCGCTATGGAAGATCAGGCAGCCCAGACCCTTTTGGCTGGTACTTTGCAAAAAGCCACTGGTGCTACCGATGCACAGGTAAAAGCCAATGAGGAATGGATAAGTACGCAAGGTCGTTTGCTCGGAATTACCGATGATGAATTGAGGCCGGTTTTGGGCCGGTTGGCGAAAGCCACAGGCTCAGTCGAGGATGCACAGAAGTTAGCCACACAGGCTATGGATATCGCCGCAAGCACTGGCAAGCCCTTAGCGACCGTCACAGCATCACTAGAGAAAGCCTACGGCGGTAACCTCGCTGCTCTTGCTAAGTTAGCCCCTGAGTATCGTCAAATGATTAAAGACGGTGCATCGTTCGAAGATGTGATGGCTGCCATATCTGTTACTACTGGTGGTGCTGCCACTGATGCTGCTAATACTGCTTCTGGACAATTTAAGCGCCTAGGCGTGGCTTTAGCTGAAACAAAGGAAAGCATAGGCGCGGCCTTGCTTCCTGCCATTGAAGCTGTTTTACCGTTCCTAACCGCAATGGGAGACTGGGCACAAAATAATACGCCAGTATTTTTAGCTGTAGTAGGCGTCGTTGGTGGATTGGCTTTAGCCATTGTTGCAACCAATCTTGCCATGACTATCTGGGCTGCAACTACTAAAGCCTTTGCAACCTTGCAAGTGGCTTTTAATGCGATCATGGCTGCTAACCCATTAGTACTTTTAGGTCTTGCTATAGCAGCAATCGTAGTTGGGCTAGTTATTGCCTACAAGAAATTTGACGCCTTTCGAGAAATTGTAGATGCTGTTTTTAATGTCATTAAAATAGGCGTAAAGGGTGGCATGGATGCCATAGGCGACTATCTGAACTTTGTTCTAGGTATCTATAAATCCGTGTTCAATACCATTGCTAAGCTGTGGAACTCAACCATAGGCAAACTTTCGTTTTCAATTCCAGACTGGGTACCTGGCATTGGTGGCAAGGGCTTTAATGTGCCGAATATCCCCATGCTCGCCCAGGGCGGCATCGTTACTGGCCCTACCCTGGCCCTTATCGGGGAGTCCGGCCCCGAGGCAGTGGTGCCTCTCTCAAATGGTGGCGCTGGTCTTGGCGGCGGTAATGTCACTATAAATGTGAACGGTGGCGATCCCCAGCAAGTAGTAAACGCTCTACGCCGATATATGCAGCTCAACGGATCTGTGCCTATTCGTGTGAGCGCCTAATGCCATACACCACCCCTAAGGTCACATATTCGGCAACCTATAACGGTGGTTTCGCGCAGTTAAGTGGCGTTCAATCTGCAACGGTAACTAGAGGCCGCCAATATTTCCAAGATAACTTTTCTGGCTCTCAATGCAATGTGGAACTGATAGCAGCTGATAGCTACACATTGCCGCTAGCTGTAGGCCAATGGTTAGAACTACGCGAGACAACCAGCCAGTACAGCCCTTGCTATTTTTCGGGTCGTATTACTGATGTAAACCGAACCTATGGAATGAAGTATGACAGTGGCACCGGCGCTGCACCATCGGACCGTATTTTTATTACAGCTGTAGGTGCTACAGGAATGCTGGGCACCACTAATGGCGTATCGAGCACTATGGGAGCCATAGCAGCCCCAGTGGCTATGTCAGCCATTTGTACTGCTAATAGTGTGTCTAGTGTGCTTTATGGCACTACTGGCGCGACAGTGCAGGCAAAGACTTACATAAATTATAAGGCTTTAGATTTGATTAACGAAATGGCACGAACCGGCCAAGCGTTTATAGATGATTTTGACACCAGCCGAACCCAGCGACAAACAGCAGTTATCTTTGCCAATAGCGGCACAGGGCGTGTGGCTACTTTTACCGATAATGGCACCACCGGCGATGAGGTTTTTAAGTACAACAAAATTGAATACCAGTCATCAGTGCAAACGGCCTTTACACAGGTCGCAGTGACACCTACAGGCCTGGCCACACAATCCGCACAAACCGGCAGCGCCCCTTACGCTTCTCTCAATTATCAAACACTTAATAGCTCTACTGATGATGCACTTAACCTGGCTACTTATTTGCTTTCGCTTAATTCTCAGGCTTCTATCACGCCGTTTACGATCACTACAGACACAAATATTCAGCCCAGCGCGTCTATTATTCCTCGCTTATTTAACGGGGTTGCGTATGGCTACCCTATTGGGTCGCAGGTCACGGTGACTTTTAGAGGCACTACTGTTTATGCCCAGTTGCAGGGAATCACAACTAATTTCTATCCGGACTATATGTCTGTTCGGCTTACTTTGTCGCCTTCGATAGGCACTCCTTTCACGCTGAACTCCACCGCATTTGGCGTTTTAGATACAAACCGTCTGGGCTTTTCGTGATTGACGGCAGGCTCGATTTCAACAAGTTAGGATATTAGAATATGGCTGTTAAGACTTTTACTACGGGCGAGGTGCTGACCGCGTCAGACACCAACACTTATTTGGCTAACTCAGGGCTTGTCTATGTGACTAGCCAAACCGTTGGTACGGCAGTATCCAGCGTCACAGTTTCTAATGCTTTTAGTTCTACCTATGACAACTACAAAATTACCTACACCAGCGGTGTTTCTTCAATTACCCAATCTCTAAATTTATCTCTAGGTTCAACGACTACGAATTATTTTAACGCAACCACTTACACCGTATATTCGACTGGATTAGTTCAATCAACTAACAATAATGGCCTAGTCGGTTCTTTTGTCTATGCAGGTGCTTGTGACCCAAATGTTGGAAACCAGTTATTTTTAGATATTTTTAACCCTTTTTTGACCAAATATACGACCTTCAATGGAGCGTTTATGGTCACCGATGTTTCTGGAGTTTCGGGTGGCGTACAAAAGTCAAACACAAGTTTTACAAGTTTTACAATTACTCCGGGAGCAGGAACATTAACAGGCGGAACTATCACCGTCTATGGATACCGCAAGGCCTGATATGCAACTTGCTAACCCATCCAAAGCCCTCATACTTCTCTGCTCCCTCATCAGCGTCACATTCCTCATGGCCATAGGCAAAATCACCACAGAAGTAGCCACCCCAATACTTACCGGCATCACCTTTTATGGCATCGGCAACGGAGTCGGAGCCGCCAGAGGTCAGCAAGCCCCCAAAATCTTTGAAACAAAGGAGCCCACAGAATGAAAACCACCGTATATAGCATTGCCCAGACAGCCGTGCTAATCCATGCAGCACAAATAGAGCCACAAACCATTTACCTTGAACCAGAAGCCCAGGACATTTATGTAGGTGGATCCGATGTGACCGCCGCTAATGGCTTCAAACTCACAAAATCAGTCATAGCGCCTATCTTTATGAACAGCTTTCAAACGCTCTATGCAATCACAGCTACCGGAACTCACCCGATCGTAAAGCTGAGTGAGTCGCCTTGACGAGCACTAAAAAACCATACCTACCGGCTAAAACACCATCCACAGGTAAGCGCCCAGGCACGGAAAAATTTAGCGAGCTATGCAGGCGTCGAACCTCATGGGCTTTTACAAACTTGGGCACCTGGGTAGTTCGTGACATCAGGAATAAGCCAGGCCAAATGAGCCAGCACAGCGCCGGCCTAGCTTTAGATTTGCAGTATTCGGATAGGGCTATGTGTTTATCTGCCTTAAACTGGTTAGTAGCAAACAGCGACGAACTAGGAATAGCGCTAGTAAATGATTACATGCATGGAAAATATGGCCGTACATGGCTTTGTGACCGTGCGGCCTGGAAAGTGCACACGACAGACACCATAGGCATTAGAGGCTCATGGATCCATATAGAACTGCATCGCAAATGGGCTGATAGCGCTACGCTGGTAAGCGAAAATTGGTATAAAATCCCTAAACCATAAGTACTCTGCCGCCCTTTTCGAGCTGGGCAGGCAGGCTAGGTGGTGGGTATCGTTTGTCCATTGGCGATATCCACCACCGCCCCCCTAAAATCTGGTTATGCTTCATTTAGCGGCGCGCTCGAACTTGCGCCAATAACAAAGGAATAACAAATGATTACATTTGACGACTTACCACTATTTAGGGCTACAGACCCAGACACCAGTAGAGCTGGTGCCCAGGCTGTTAAATATCGCAAAGGTTCACAAGCCTTAAAGCTGCTGGCCGTTTACGAATATGCAGACATTACTGATGAGCAAGCAGGGATACTTTCAGGCCTTGCTAATGACGCGCGCTGTGGCTTTTGGAAGCGCTGCAGTGACCTACGCCGGCTGGGGCTCATTACGGATACCGGAGAACGCCGAAATACCCTTAGCGGCGTCAGTGCCATGATCTGTGCAATTACCGCAACAGGAATAGAGGCCCTTAAATGAGCGCATTTGATTTTACTATCACCCTTATTACTGGTGGATGCCTTCACGCCTGGTACGCATGGATGAAGCGCGTAATACAAGAAGAACAGGGCAAACGCTGATTAAGCGCATCATGGGAATAGGAATTCTCACGGCTGGACTTTTGGCAGCACCAGCACCAGCACACTCAGCGCCTATAAACCGATGCCCCAAATGGGAACCGATGATAAAGCAATATGGCCTACCTTTGCCCTGGGCAAGTCATGTGATGTGGCGCGAGTCAAGATGCTCAGAGCGCGTTATCTCGAAACTGAACAGCAACGGCACCAGAGATGTAGGACTTTACCAAGTCAATAGTTCATGGTTTACCTTGACACGGGCCTTATGTAAAACCACTAACCATATAGAAGCATTACGCCATGCTCGGTGCAATCTCAAAATAGCGGCCTATCTTTATCAGCACGGTGGTAAACATCACTGGCAAATAACATCAGCAAAATAACAAGGAACAAATGGAACAGATAACAATGACAGACAGCCAACTAATCGGCTATCTAATGATGCTAAGCACAGAACTATCTATAGCTGGGCGCGACATTATGAGCCAGGCAACCGGCCAAGCAGCAGGGCGTATTATGAGCCTGCCAGCATCACTAACCCACTGGGCAGACAAGGCAGGCCAAGAATGAACGATGACCTACTAGCCCTAGCGCTTCCATTTGATAAATCCGTTGAAGCCGCCATGACTAAGGGCGGTATATCCCTTACCTATATCCCCGTATCAGAAGTAATCCACAGACTCAATGAAGTATTGGCCTATAACTGGGGATACACAGTAATTTCTTGCCAGCGAGACGCTTTAGATCCTGAATATGTAGTAGCTCATGTGTCTATGAAGGTGTACAACGGCGGCCCAGACAACATAGAGCCAGCTGTACGCGAAGGTTATGGCGGTGTCAAAATCAAGCGCACCCGTGATGGTGGCCTAGTCGATTTAGGCGACGAATACAAAGGCGCTGTATCTGATGCCCTTAAAAAGGCTGCACAGGCTTTCGGCGTAGGTCTTTACTTGGCACGCCATGAAGATAAACCAGCGCCCAGCAATGAACGCCGGCCTATCCAATCCCCAACACCTAGCCCATACAAAGGCGAGAACATTAAAGCCCTATTCCCTGAAGCGCAAGAGGTCACAGGTGACATCACCGTAAAAGGTGACCAACACGGCGAACTACCGAACTGGCTTTATGCTGAATGTGTCAGTAGAGGCATCACTCATGTTTACGACAACAGAGACGGCCTAGCGGCTAATCCTAAGCGCCCCTGGTTCAAATGCGTAGATACAGGCACCGGACTATGGGCACCAAAAGGCACCCCACTGCCCGTAATTATTCCCCCCATTATTGACAACTGGGATACACCAGAGGAGCCGTTTTAATGTCTGACAGCTTCACGGATTATGAACAGCCGCGCTATGTGTCACCCACAGTTAGTGTGGCTGAACTGCAAGCAGAAGTACTGGCACTAGAGGCTCAGGTTAAATACTGGCGCGACGCCACAGAGCATATGTTTCATGTTAAAGGCGGCTGCACTTGCCAGGGTCGCGCCGAAAAACTGTGGTGCCGGCGCTGTTGGATAAAACTCAAATTTAGAGATGAGACCGGCGAGGCCATGAAATGAAGCTAGACGCCTCAGAGAAACTGTTTCAATCTGCCATCATCCAAATAGCACTGCTTAATGGCTGGCAAATGTTCCACGCCACACCTCATCAGGTACGCCCCGGAGTGTTCCGCAGTGACGGCAAGGGATACCCAGACCTAACACTTGCGACAACTGCTCACAAGGTTGCTCATCGAGTCGTCTCCCCCTGCGTCGTGTTCGATGAGGTGGTCTGCTTGGAATGTTGAATCCCATTCTTTGCCACACCAGTTGCAGTCTGGGTGGCCTTCCATTAGTGCTGCTCTGTTTGCTCTGTATTGTGCTGTGGTTTTGCGGTTGCCGGCCATGTTATATGTGTTCCTTTGTGGTGTTCAATTTTTCCCCCTACTAGCGCGCCCCCCAGGGGGCTTGCTGTCAGTCTCATGAGCTGGGTCGCAGTGGTGCTATCCCCCCGCATTTTAGCTATGTCTAGCTTGGCTGCCGGATGTTCTACACCTTAGGACGGTCACCATGTCGCGTTTGTCAGATCGTACTGTGCTAGCCCCACGCTGGCAAGATTGCACTGTGTAAGACCAGTTGTAAGCCAGTACCTCATTAAGGCGGTGAATTACTTCGGATACTGGGATATAGGTAAGGCGTGTGCCGCCTTTAACCATGCTTGACTCTGCCGACTTGTCGAAAGGTAGCGCGAGGGCTAGTAGATCATCGTTCACTGGTCTGCCTGCCCGTTTGCTGGGTGCCAATGTGTCAGTGAGGCGGGTAGCGACATGATGCGCCCCGCTGCTTGTCCACAGGCTTGAGCCATGATGTCACGGCCTGAGATGCTGAACTCTGTGCTGAGCATCATTAGGTAGCCAATTAGTTGGCTGTCGGTCATTGTTACTGTTTCCATTTGTTTTCCTTTGTTATTTTGCGGAGGTTCCGCGCCAGTGGTGTTTGCCACCGCGAGCATATAACCAGCCTGCAACCTTGGCGTTGCATACTGGGTTGAGTAGAGCGACTCTATGGTTTTTAGTCT